ATCAACAGCAAAATCCGAGGCGGTGAAGTTCAGCACACTGGCGTTGTTCCGTTTCTCAAAAAATTTGAATCGACTGTCAGATGCTGTACTCAAAACGGCATCCGCGGTGGATCAGCTACGGTTCACTTTCCAATCTGGCACAAAGAAATAGAAGATATTATTGTTCTGAAGAACAACAAAGGAACAGAAGACAACAGGGTACGTAAACTTGACTATTCGATCCAACTATCAAAGATTTTCTACGAACGTTTCATTACGGATGGAGAGATTAGCCTGTTCTCACCGCACGACGTACCAGGTCTCTATGACGCTTTTGGTACTGATAGGTTCGATGATTTATATGTGGGGTTTGAACGAGATGAGTCTGTTCCAAGAAAAACTGTCGGGGCTCAAGAACTCATTCTGGACCTCCTGAAGGAGAGAGCAGAGACTGGTCGTATCTATATCATGAACATCGACCACTGTAATAGTCACTCCTCCTTCAAGGACAAGGTGAATATGAGTAACCTGTGTCAGGAGATCACTCTTCCTACAGAACCCCTAAACCACATCGACGAGGAGATGCCTGGTGAAATTGCGTTGTGTATTTTGTCTGCCGTTAACGTGGGTAAAATTAAGTCGGACGAAGAACTGGAGGATCTTTGTGACCTTTCGGTTAGAGGTTTGGAAGAGTTGATTGACTACCAGGAGTATCCGATCAAGGTTGCTGAGGTGGCTACAAAGGCCCGTAGATCCCTTGGAGTAGGGTTCATTGGTCTTGCACACTACCTTGCCAAGTTGGGTTATAATTACGATTCCCAAGAGGCTTGGGATGCAGTTCATGGTCTGTCAGAGTCCTTCCAGTATTACCTTCTCAAGTCATCCAATGAAATTGCCAAAGAGAAGGGACACTGTGAATACTTTGGTAGAACTAAGTACGCTGATGGAATCCTTCCCATCGATACGTATAAGACGGATGTTGACGAGATTACTACTCAGGAGCTTACACATGATTGGGAAGGTCTTAGAGCATCTATCACCACCCATGGACTACGGCACTCAACACTGTCTGCTCAGATGCCATCAGAGAGCAGTTCCGTTGTGTCAAACGCAACAAATGGAATTGAACCACCTAGAGACTATCTGTCCATTAAGAAGAGCAAGAAGGGCCCCCTTAAACAGATTGTCCCGTCTTATCAAACGCTTAAGAATAATTATACTCTCCTCTGGGAGATGACAAGTAACCAGGGATATATTAATGTGGTGTCTGTCATGCAGAAGTTCTTTGACCAAGCCATTTCTGGTAACTGGAGTTACAATCCAGAGAACTATCCTGACAATGAGGTCCCAGTCTCACAGATGGCAAATGACCTTTTGACTACATATAAGTATGGTTGGAAGACTTCTTATTACCAGAACACCTACGACATCAAGACGGATGAAGTAGTAGAAGAGAAGTCGGAACTTAATAATCTGTTAGCGGAACTAGAACAATTAGAGGAGGGAGAGTGTGAATCCTGTGCAGTTTAAGGTTTCATCGGTGGACAATATTACGATGAATGATGTGAAAGGGATGACGGTATTCAATACCGAAGTCCATGATTCTAAAAAACAACCAATGTTTTTTGGTAAACCATTGGGAGTTCAAAGATACGATTCTTACAAGTATCCAGTCTTTGAAAAATTAACAACACAACAACTAGGATATTTCTGGAGACCTGAGGAAGTCTCCCTTCAAAAAGATAGAGCAGATTATCAGTTACTCAGACCAGAACAAAAACACATCTATACTTCTAACCTGAAGTATCAGATCATGTTGGATTCTATTCAGGGTAGAGGACCTGGGATGGCATTCATTCCCTACTGTTCTCTTCCTGAACTTGAAGCATGTATGGAAGTCTGGGGATTTATGGAGATGATCCATAGTCGTTCTTACACATACATCATCAAGAATATCTACCCTGACCCATCAGATATTTTTGATCACATCATCACTGACGAGAGAATTCTTGAACGTGCCAAGAGTGTCACTGAGTCATACGACGACTTCATCAACAGTGCCCAGACATGGGGTAATGGTAATATGTGGAAGGAAGACTTCCGTAATTCACCTTCATCCAAATGGGAAATCAAAGATGTCAAACGCAAACTGTTCAGAGCAGTCGCCAACGTTAACATTCTTGAGGGTATTAGGTTCTACGTTAGTTTTGCTTGTAGTTTCGCCTTCGGTGAACTTAAGCTTATGGAAGGATCAGCTAAGATCATCTCTCTTATCGCAAGAGACGAGAACCAACACCTAGCAATCACTCAGAACATCCTGAACAAGTGGAGATCAGGTGATGATCCCGAGATGAAGGAAATCATGAAAGAAGAGGAAGAGTGGTTGTATGCCATGTTTGACAAGGCTGTCAACGAAGAGAAGAGGTGGGCAGACTATCTGTTCCAGAACGGTAGTATGATCGGTCTGAATGACACACTTCTGAAGAAGTATGTTGAGTGGGTTGCCAATCGTAGAATGAAAGCCATTGGTCTCAAGCCTGTATACGATGTTGCTGCAAAGAACAACCCCCTTCCTTGGACACAACACTGGATCTCTTCTAAGGGTCTCCAGGTTGCTCCACAAGAGACAGAGGTTGAGTCTTATGTCGTCGGTGGTATCAAACAAGATGTCAAGAAGGACACATTCTCAGGATTCAAACTCTGATTGATGATACATAACTCAGAACATGTGAGAACTGAGTGTGTGACTACGAAAACCCCTGGACTTTTGAGGGATCACCTTTTTTATCTGAGAATATTGACGATAACTTCGGTTTTGTCTATCGGATTACAAATCTCCTCAATGGTCGCCAATACATTGGTAGAAAATACTTCTGGTCATTTAGGAAACCACCAGGAAAGAAACGAAAGGTTAAGCAGGAGAGTGATTGGAAGCGGTATTACGGATCTTGTCCAGAATTAAAGGAAGACTTTAAGACTGTCAACAATCCCGTATTTTTCAGGAGAGAAATATTATCTCTACATAGTACAAAGGGAAAGGTAAACTTTGAGGAGACTAGACAGTTGTTCCTCAACGAAGTACTGTCTCAGAAGTTGACGGATGAGACCCCTTTGTACTACAATTCCAACATCCTTGGACGGTACTACCGTAAGGATTATTTTAACGTTTGATTATTATGAACAAGATTTTTAATACTATAGCTGCAACAATACTTGTCTCTGGAACTGCATGTGTTGCATCTACCTCTAAGGACATTAGTGTTAATGAAGAGATTGCAGTTCCTGTTGAAGAACCAATCGTCTGGGAGTGTCCTGATTGTACTCCTAATGAACAGTATGTTCTGAAACAACTTCAAGAACACACCCGTATCTCTGATAGAAATGCTCTCGCAACTATCATGGGTAACATCAAATCGGAAAGTAACTTTGTTCCTAATGTTTGTGAGGGTGGAGCACGAGTTAAATATAACGAGTGCCGTGTTGGTGGTTATGGTTTGATCCAATGGACTTCTGTAAATCGTTATAGGAATCTTGGTAAGTTCTGTGATAAGTTTGGTTGTGATCCTTCCTCTTTAGAAGGACAGACACGTTACATGATTAATGAGAGTACCTTCCAACGTTATCTTCCTATGTTCGAAGGTTCTGGACAGACCGTATCTCAATATATGATCCCAGCATACAAGTGGTTGGGATGGGGTATCAAAGGGTACCGTGAACAATACGCGTACGATTACACTACGAAACTAGTTTTAACATGATCACAAAAGTAGTTAAGGCAATCAAGAGTATCTTCGTTCCTCCTATCGAGTACAGGAACTTTGAGGAAGACATTGAATGTGCGATCGATGAGACTATCGTCGAATGTGAAGAGATGGATAATGATCCATCATATGTTGGAGTCCCTGCACCTGAAGTTCTTTCAAACGATCCCTGGTTTGGTGATCCAGTTCTCTCAGAAGAGAGCAAGGATTACATGGAACGGGAAACAGAATTCAAGAAACAAGAACAGGAGAATCGTCAGTATTGGACAAATGAATCGGACAATATTCACCAAGACATGTACGACTTGGCAACTAAGAACGGAAAGACTACCGTTCAACTGGATCCCGTAGGTGGTTCAGAAACCTTCCAGGAAGGTCCAGGAGGTTGGATGTCTGGCACAGGGTATCAGGGTCAAGGGTTGACGGATCATTGATTACCTAGTATATTAAAGAGGTGGTTGAGAGATCACTGCTGTAACCCCCTTGGTAGTTCAGGGTTAGAGGCGATAGGAACTACCACTTGACTCGTTAGCTCAGCTGGATAGAGCAACT